ATGTTGTGCATGAATTTAAAATATATAACTGGGTTCTTGCTAATCCAATTAAATTTCTTGAACCAATACCCGCAAAAGGAAAATTGAGTTTTTGGGATTTTGATTTACCTGAAGAATGTTTAGAAGAATGTACCAGTTGTGGTGAAAAATTCCACGTTGACGAAATGACCGAAGATAGTGATAATAATTTATTTTGCCCAGAATGCTGGAAAGAACTTTCACCTGTAATGAGGGCTGAATGCGAGGAAACGAAAAAAATTTGAACAATGAGAAATATTTCTAAAAAGCAATCGGCAAAGAATGCCCAAATTGCTAAAATAAAAAAAGAACTTTTAGAAAAACACGGCTACATGTGTATGATTTGCAGAAAAGAAAAAGGAACGGATTTAATGCACATACTACCAAAATCGCTATTTCCAGAGCATTATACAGCTAATTGGAATCTAATAATAGGTTGTAGATCTTGTCATGAAATATTTGATAGTTCTGCATCATTTAGGAGAAAGACAGGATTGTATGAACGAGTAAAAAATTACGAACCTCAAGGCGCGTGGAGATATTTTCAAATGAATAATTCAGACAATGATATTCAAAAAAGGGTCAGCTAAGCCGACCCTAATTATCCAACGGAAAGTGCGACCGAACCGAAAGACGGAAGCAAAGTTAGTAATAATTTTTAATTTTTTAGTATGAAAGAAATTCTAGACATGATAAGAAGCATAAGGTCACAGAGAATGGAGCTTGAATTAAAAGAAAAGCAACTTATTTTAAGTATAAAAATGGATAATATCTCTGTAGATTGCGTGCTGAGATATTTCTTTAATGTAAAAAAAATCACAGATTTTGAAAATTACGAACAAAAGAAAATGTTTGTATTTGTCTGCGCATCACTTATTTGCCCTATGTCAATTGCAGGAGACAGGCTATCTCCAAAGACAAGAGGTTCTATTTCGATTGCTACAGGACTGAGGCCTACGAGAATATCTGACATTTTATCAGAGGTCAGAATTTCATACAAAACATATAAGGACTTCAAACAAGAAGCTGACTACCTTTACAACTCAATTAAACGCTCTTTGACCTCCTGAATAAAATCGTTTTTCCTGGTGTTGACTTAATGTGCAATTCTCCTTTTCGGATTATGCAAACTGAATTTTCAAACACGTCTGTTTTGTTTACACTAAGATAGTTTCTTAATGTAGAGTAGGCAACTCCAATTTCTCCGACACAAAAGTAATCGTACATGGCTGCCATTGAACCGAAATACAAATGTTTGTCTTCGGATTTTAAGTATAGGTGTAATATGCTCCTTTTTTCTTTCATTTTGCAAATATAATCAATAAGTACATATAAATAATAAATGTACTATTATTTAATAAACTTTAACTTTTAAATAGTACATATATACAATTAATGTACTATCTTTGTCAAGTCAATAATTCAGTTGACAATTAAAAAGTGCGAGAAATGAAAACAACAACAATCAAACAGAAAGTAACTGAAAGACTTATTGCAAGTGGCAACAATGAAAAAGATGTAGCTAAAATGGTTGAGGCTCATTTTGATTATGCTTCAAGTCAGTACAGTAGTGTTAAGTGTATTTGTGAGTGTATCAGAGCTATTTATTAAGTACTATGAAAACATTAAACAAACAATCAACAGCTATCAATGAAATGCTAAATGATTTCGACTTTATGGATAAGTTGAACGACAAACAAAGAAATGAGATATTTATAGCCTCAGTTTCAGAAAATTCAAAAATATCTCTTAAAATTATCAACAAATGGGAAAAACACAATGGGTTTAACTATGACCACACAGGGCGAGTGGATGAAGTAGCTAAATCATTTGGAATTTTATATTAAAAGGTCAACAAAAAATTTAAGTGCGATATGAAATTTATTATTCAATCAGAAACGGTTAAAGAGCAGATATTGTCTCTTGAACATGAAATTGAGTTTTGGCAATACCAAAGAAGTCGAGTGGCTTCAAACTTACAGGTAATTAACACTAAAATTGAAATCGCCAAAAAAGCAATTGGACTATTGAAAGACTTTGATTTGGCAATGAATGAAATGAGTAAGTTACATAAGTAGACAATGACCAAAATACAGCTAACAACCGGTGATATTCTCGTCGTAAAAGAAAGCCCGGACGAAATAAAATCTCAGGCAATGTTATTCCCATACATTGAAGTCAGAGAGCTGGCATACAACGATAAAAAACTAAAGGTGTCAGACAAAATAATACACATAAACCCAATACATATAGTTTGGTTTGAATAAAGTATTCGCGGATTGTAGCAGTGGTAGCTTGCCAGTTTGACTTACTGGTGGTCGGGTGTTCGATTCACCCATCCGCAACTAAAAAAACTAATTTTAAAAAAAGTGCAATAATGAACATTCTCACATTATCAATCAAACAGATCCATTTCGATGCAATTATCGAAGGTTCAAAAAAAGATGAATTAAGAGAGATTCGCCCAAACACAGCTCATAGGTATATTACTTATTGGGTAGGTAAAAAGGAGTACAAAAAATATATCGACGTGCCTCAGGATGTTGAACCTGAAGCGAAACCGATTAAATACGATGCCATTCAGTTCTATACAGGTCAAATGTCGGGCAAACGCCCTGGTGCACTTGTCGAGGTGAAAGGTGCTGAAATAATCATTCTCACTGACGAAAATGGTGAGATTGAATACGAATACGAAGGCGAGACTTATTTGCTTGCACAAATCAAATACAGTCTCGGTAACGTAATTGAGAGAAACTAATCCTATTGTTTAATTTAAAAAAACTATTTGCTGAGTCGGAACAAGATCAAGACGAACAACTTTCTCGACATCTAATTTTTCAGGTGGTCGAAGAGCTGCAAGCACAAGCTCAGGCGGTGCTGTTGGCAGGGGTGGTCGATTTATTAACAGACGTCAGAGATACGGCGATTTACGTCGTGCGCTGGGTATGTCTTCGGGCTAAACTGGAAATAATAAAACCACAATGAGCAGTGTGATAGACAAAGCAAAGCAAGTCATAAGCTCGGTTAGTGAAAAAACTAATCGGGCAATCTTGTTTTATAGTGCCGGAAAGGATTCTATTACACTGCTCGATTTAATGTATCCGCATTTTGATGAAATAATTTGTGTGTTCATGTACTTTGTGAAAGACTTAGAGCATATCGAAAATTATCTCCAATGGACAAAAGCAAAATATCCGAAAGTTAAGATTGTACAGGTACCACATTGGAACTTGACATATATACTCAGATCAGGTATGTATTGTACTCCAAATCCAAAAATCAAACTAATGAAGCTTTCTGATGTTGACAAATCAATTAAACTTCAAACCGGGTTGCAATTCTCGTTTCTTGGAATGAAAAAGGCTGATTCGCTTAATAGGCGATTAATGCTAAACGGCTATGAAAATGGTCAAAACAACGGATTGGTTTATCCTCTTCAGGACTGGACGAATAAAGACGTTTTAGCGTACATGAAACAAAGACAGTTGCCACAACCTGTCAGATACTCTGCAAAATCATCTGGAGGAGTGGGATTTAATCTGGAGTGCTTTCTGTTTTTGCGTGAGAAATACCAGGATGATCTGATAAAGATTTTAAAAGCGTTCCCAATGTCAGAAAAGATACTTTTGGATTATGATAAAAAAAATTAAGTGCGATATGATATTTAACCAGTATGAACGGCGGGCAATGATAAGGGCGCAAAATTCAGTTTACTCAAAGATATTAAACCTTGAGGTTGCAAAATTAAAACTACAAATGGAGATATATTCAAGTATAATATCAATTTTAAAACAAATAAAAAAAGTGTGACTTATGAAACCAATTGAATTTAAAGAGCAAAACAAAATTCTCGGAAAACCTGATAGCATGACCGATGAAGAGTGCGGTTCACTTCCCGTATTTTCAGACAGAAATCAGTGCATCTCTTGCTGGGAGCTTACCGACGAAGAAATTGAGAAAATCAAAGAAACAAAATGTGTTTGGATTGGGGTTATGTCGGGACATACTCAACCTCCGATTTTTCTCGCAGTAGATACTCCATTTATCGAACGCAAAAACAACGGAAAATGGAAAATATATGTAATTGAGGTTGAATGTGAGAAATACTGGGTCATTGCTCAGGATGAAGACCAGGCCGTTAATTGTCTCATGGAGTTTGACGAGGTGAAAGATTTAGAATTCAGCTCTATCGTCGAGGCCACAGAAGATGAAATCAAAAACACACAAATACAATATGTAGATGACATGAAAATGCCCACCCTTATTGAGTACTACATGAATTATGACGGTGATTCAGCACAGGTGATTTGTTCAACATTATGGGCGGAATGAAAGAAGAAATAAAAAAAATTGGCGAATTGATGAATGTCGATTTGCCAATTCCGAATCCCGAACAGATTGAAGATACAATCAGATTGATTCAAAAGAGATTCGACGACAAGAAAATAAATATGTTTAAAAATTTTCCTGTAAAAGAAGGGTATATTCAGGCAATTGAGGTTTTAAAATCAGGTCAGTTGGATTACGGTAATGTAGAATCAATTCAAGGCCGTGCAATCGTATCGATAGCATTTGACTACTTAAACGGTGCATGTTCTCAGGAGGTTTTGGTTAATGTCCCACTTAAAAAACAGTTTTAGGATATGAATGTATTTAAAGCAAATGAGGCAAAACGCGAAGAGTTTTCTCGATTCATTGGAGAGTATTTAGAGTTGTCTGAAAATGAAATAAGTGATTTAGACTACAGGATAACTTATAGCAAATATTTTGTACTAAAGAGAAAGGAAAAATCAAAGTCTAACATAGCTTTCAGGATAACATTTCCCGTGTGGTTTTTATGTATGTTTCTCTTGTTTGTATTTGCTCCATTAAAGTGGATTTTTATTGGTGAATGGTATTATGAACCAAAGGGAGTTATTTATAGAATTATGAATAATTAGCAAACTAAACTATTTAAGTAATGAGCGAAAAATATAAACAATCCGAAACAGTAGAGATTTGGAGAAGTCAAATCAACTTTAGCGCGTACAATCCAAAGCGACATTCAAAAGAACAGGTTAATCAAATCAAAAAGAATATCCTGAAAGTTGCGTTTCTTGGAGGTATTGTATGGAACTCACTCACAAGCAACCTGATTGATGGACATAAGAGAATTATGGCTCTTGACATTGTTCATGGGTATGACGGAACTAAAGAAACAGACTACACAGTGAAGGTAGAAAAAATCTCACTTGATACGAAGACTGAGAAAGAACAAAACATTTTCCAAACCCAATCCCGCACTCAGCTCGAACTCGATTTGCTTCGTGAACTTGTTCCGGATATTGATTACAAGTCAGCCGGATTGACAGACGAAGACATGAGGCTAATAGGTTTCGACAATATGTTGAAAACTGATTATGAAAATGACCTCGAAAAACAATTCGAGGGTTTAAATGCTCCTATAACAGCAGAGCGTGAAGCTGAAAAGCAGGAAAAGAAAGCTGATATAAAATCAAAAAAAGATAAGATTGCCAAAGATGCTGAAGAATCAGCAACGAACACCCAGGCTTTCGTGATGATTAACTTTGAAAGTGTGGATACCAAAGAAGCATTTATGACAAGGTTTGGGTTTAATGCTGAAGATAAAGTTATTGATGGAAGTATGTTTGACCAAATGATTGAAAGGGTTGAGTGAAATGAAAGAAAACGAATTGAGAATAGGAAATTTAATTTATCATGACGATCTGATAGAATATGATAAGTACGAAATCCATATCGTAGACGCTGAAAGTTTCTATCGTATACAAAAGTTTCCTTATTCATATATGGGAATAGAACTTACCGAAGAATGGCTGTTAAAGTTTGGGTTTGAGAAAACCCCGCACTTTACTGTAAATAATGCTATCATTAAAAAAATTGGCAGGCGCAAGCATTTAAGTATTGAATATGTCGGAACTCCTAACGAAATGGTCTGGCTTTGCTATATGGATGATGAAAATTCTGAATTTATTGATGATTTGGTATGTGTGCACAATTTTGATTATGATGGCAAACTGCATGTCCACCAACTTCAAAACTTATACTTTGCTCTAACTGGAGAAGAATTGAAATTAAATACATGAAAACGAACGATCCTAAATTCGATTACAATAGCGAAGAGTTCTACAACGCTATAGAGCAACTTGCAATGAAAGGTATGACAGACCGGCATATTGCAAGGGCTTTGGTTGCTGATTTTGGGGAGACTTTGAACCCAAATTATTTTAGTAAAATAAAAAGCGAAAAAGAAGAAAACGGAGAATTGACAGAAAGGGCTACTAAAATATGTGAAGCCTTAGCTCGTGGGCGTGAAAAAATAAACCTACTTGTTCGTGATACCTATTTAAAGACAGCTTTAGGAGGTAAAAAGACAAAGGATATTGTCCGTGCATTCATTGAGTACAGGTGCGACTGTAAAGGGCATGATAATGACTGTCCTGTTTGCGGTGGAATTGGGAAATACTACTCCGAAACGAAAGCCATAATCCAAGAAGTTGAGCGAGAAATGCAACCAAACATTCAGGCTCTCTCAACATGGCTATTCAACCATGATGAAGAGTGGAAACAAGCCGTAATCGAAGGTAAGAAACTTGATATAACCTCCAAGGGTGAAGCTATAAACCAAGTAACTGTTTTTGAACTTCCTAACAATGGCAGAGACGAAAATAAACCGGATTAGACCACAAGAAGGGTATCAAATGATGTCCCTTTCGAGTTCTGCCGATATTGTGATTGGTGGAGGTGCTGCCGGTGTAGGAAAAACATTTGCATTGTTGCTCGAGCCTTTGAGATACAAACATATTAAAGGTTTCGGTGCTGTATTCTTCCGCAGAACATACACGCAGATAAAAAGCGAAGGGGGTTTGTGGGATGCCTCAGCTAAGATTTACAATTTATTGAGTGATGCACGTCCGAGAGGTAGTACTTACGAGTGGATATTTGGGGATAAATCAAAAATTAAGTTCTCCCATTTGGAATATGAAAAGAATGTGTATGATTGGCAGGGTTCTGAGATACCGTTGATTTGCTTTGACGAGTTAACTCACTTCTCTCAGAACATGTTTTTCTATCTTCTTTCACGTAATCGCTCCACCTGTGGAATTAAACCGTATGTGAGAGCAACATGTAATCCTGACCCTGATAGCTGGGTTGCTGAATTTATAAGTTGGTGGATTGACCAGGAAACAGGATTTCCAATTCCCGAAAGAAACGGTGTAGTCAGATATTTTGTAAGGGACGGACAGACTTATATATGGGGAGATACAAAAAAAGAGGTAGCAGAAAAAGCAAACTACTACCTTGAGCCTTTGATTAGAGAATCAAAAGGACTGACAACGGCTGACAACTACATTAAGTCGGTGACATTTATAGGAGGTACAATATATCAAAACGAAGAGCTGTTGAAAGTAAACCCGGATTACCTCGGAAACTTAGCTTCACAATCAGAGGAAGAGAAGGCGAGGTTGTTGCTTGGTAACTGGAAGGTTGTAATCAATGAAAATGACGTTTACGACTACTACTCTTTCAGGGATATATTTACAAATACGTTTGTTTTATCAGGTGAAAAGAGGATAATCATAGATGCAGCAATGGAGGGTGCTGATTATTTGGCAATGGGATATTTTGAAGGGCATAGGCTTGAAGATTTGGAGCTTTATCCAAAAACCACAGGCAAAGATATAATTGACGTTATTATTGAATTCAAAAATAAGCATTGGGTAAAAAACTCTAACATTTTGTACGATGCTGACGGTGTAGGGGGTTTCATAGGTGGCGAATCAAACGGATTTATTCAGGGTGCAATACCTTTTCACAATGGTTCATCCGCAGTAGATACCGGAGATAATCGAACATTTGCAAATCTCAAAGCTCAATGCTATATCTATTCGGGTGAACGAGCTAAAAGAGGCGAATCATTTATCTCCGAAATGGTGGCAGATAAAATGTACGATGACAAGATGACCATTAAACAGCGGTTTATGCTTGAGAGAAAGGCAATAAAAAAAGCACCCAAGCGAGATGAAGAAGCTACAAGATTAATTTCAAAAGATGAGATGAAACAAAAATACCTAAATGGCAGTAGTCCGAACCTGCTTGATATGTTCATGATGAATGAGTGGTTTTATCTTGTAAAACCAAAACCAAAGCGGGATTTGACAGGAATTTTTTATTAATAAATATATGGAAGTTATAAAAATAGAATTATATCACGAATATTCAAGGACAGATAAGTGTCATAATTTCGGGATTGTCACGGAAAATCTAAAAGAATCTTTGTTTGTGAAAAACTACATTCAATGGATTTGGTTTTGGGTAGGATTAAAGCTAAAAAATAAAGAAGCAAAGATATTTCCATATGCTTTAGGGAAGTTAGTTTATTCATATAAATTCTGCAATGATGCATCTCATCAGGGAGAGATTATAGCTAAAAAAATAGATTCATTTTTTAAAATTCAAAATAACAACTCCATATGTGAGGTCATATGACCAAACATGTGAAATTCGTATGATAAAACGGTTAATCAGCACTACCGTAAGAGTAGTTTATACAATGACCATTTGGGCTGATTTTTATCTGGATATAAATATCATTCAACAACAAAAGATAACAGCATGACCCTCGAAGAAATCTACAAACTCGAACCAAAAGAGCGACTAACTGAGTTAAAGAAGCGCAAAACTGAGCTTCCTGATGCAATTGAACTCATGAAAGACTGGGACGAAAAAAAGCACTCAGTATTCGATGACAAGCTCCGAACAAAACGAAGAGTTATGATTGAGGACGAGGTCAGAGATGCAAAGAATAACGTAACTAAGCCTGCAAAGTATGAATGGAGAGACGTTAACCGTATCGCAGTTCCTATCGAGCAGGATATAGTTAACATTCACACCGCATTCACGGTTGGAGTTGAACCAAGCCTAAAACTCGAAAGTACGGACGAACCGCATAAAAATGTATTTGATATTCTGAAGAGTATATTTCGGCTAAACAAAATCAAATATCAGAATAAGAAAGCAGTTAGGTCGTGGTTGTCCGAAAAAGAAGTCGCTGAATACTGGTACACAATAGAAGATTCTGCATGGTGGAAAAAGGTTGTAAATTTAGTGCTTAAAATAGCTGGTCAAGGTACACTCCCCACAAGAAAGCTAAAATCGACCATTTGGTCTCCATTCAGGGGAGATAAGTTGTATCCGTATTTCGATGATTATGGCGATTTGATAGTTATTTCAAGAGAATATGAGAGTACTGATGTAGATGGAACTAATAAAGTGACAATGTTTATGTCAATTGACAAACAAAAAGTCACAATTTATAAAAATGGAGACTATTTGAAGGACTTCGACCACATGTTTGAAAAAATTCCGGTTATTTACATGTACAGACCGGAGACGTATTGTAGTAAAATCAAGCCAATGAGGGAGCGATTTGAAACTCTGCTTTCTAATTTTGCCGATTGTCTCGACTTTAATTTCTTTCCAAAATTGGCAGCTCGTGGAGTTGTAGAGGGTGTTATTGGTAGAAATACAGGCTCTGAAATAATCCAACTCGAAAACGGTGCTGAAATAAGTTATCTAACATGGCAGCAATCGCCTGAAATGGCAAAACTTGAGTTTGATAACTTAACCGAAAGAATGTACGGGATGACAAACACACCACGCATAACATTTGAGAACCTGAAAGGCACTGGAAACACATTCTCCGGAGTTTCGTTCAAATACGCGTTCATGTCTGCACACATGGCCGTAAGTAATCACGCTGAAGATGTAGAAGAGTTTCTGCAACGAAGAGTCAATTTTGTGATTCACGCAATAGGTAAGATATATCCGAAACTTCAAACAGCGTGCGAAGGAATGGAAGTGTCTACAGAGGTTGTGCCATTTACGATAAACAACAAAAAAGATGAAGTTGATTTGGCAGTATCAGCCTACCAGGGGGGTATTGCCTCAAGAAAAGAAGGGATAATCTTATCCGGGCTTACAGATGCAATTGAAGATGAATTGAAAGCCATAGAGGATGATGAAGCCAAAAAGAACGAGCAATCTAAATATCCTATCGGGTAATGGAAGAATACGAAAGCGAATTATACTCCATTCACAATAACTCGATAGATGTGATTGATTCCGGGTACAAAGATGTGATAGCAAAAGTACCTAAGCTTGTAGCCGGCATGTCTTTGACAGTATTATTTTCATTTAAATCAAATAAGAGAATTGACGATGCGGTTGATAAAGAAATTGCATCTCAATTCTCCTTGATGGAGAAAACGATACATATAAACATATCATCTGCATTTGATTTATCGGACGGTAAAATACAGAATCTCACAAATTCTTTGTTCATAAAAAATAACAAACCTCCAGTTAAAGTAAAATTTAGAGATGATTCTCAAGTAAAGTCATTTATAAGCACAAAAACAGACGGGTTTACTTTTTCGCAAAGAATATGGAATGTGTCCAGCCAATTTAAGTCAGAGCTCGAATCAGCGGTTTCGGCTGCTGTTGAAAAAGGGTTGACACATGAACAGGTGGCAAGGCAGATTCAAAAATACCTAAATAATCCTGACATGAGGTTTAGGCGAATACGAGACAAGTTCGGAGATTTAAAGCCCTCATCAAAGGCATTGACATATAATCCTGGACAAGGAATTTACAGAAGCTCCAGACAAAATGCTATAAGACTTGCACGGGAAGCCGTAAACAGAGGATACAGAGAAGCCTAATATGAGAATTTTAAAAACAACCCATTTGTATTAGCTTTTGACATTAAGAACACTGAGAGAAAAGTTACAACATGTAAAATATGCGAGCAAAACGCAGGCAGATACCCAAAAACTTTTAAATTTATCGGTTGGCACGTTGGGTGTATGTGCAGTTCTTACCCAGTATTCTGTTCCGACAAAGAATTTAGCGGCATATATAGTAGATTTTTAGGCCTATACTTTTAATATGGGCTTTTTTTATGACATTAAAATACATGTCATCTATAACTAAGTAAAATCTTATATGCAGTTTTTTAATTACGGTAAATTTGTTCCCTAATAAATTTAAAAATTGTCATTATGTGGGAAAAAATCTTTACACAGCTTAAAACCAAATATGCAAATTTGGGGTTGAGCGACGAAATACTTCAGGGGGTTGCAAAACAACTTGCAGGGTTCGTAAAAGAAGAAACTGAGATTGAAGCAGCGGTAACAGGGGCAGATGCAACTTTGAAAATGATTCAATCTTTTGGCGACAAAAGAGCCACAGCGGAAGCTGAAAGGGTAAAAAAAGAGTATGAAGCTAAAAAAGACCCTCCACCTGCTAATCCTCCGAAGCCGGAAGATATGCCAGCATGGGCGAAAGCTATTGTTGAATCAAACAATGAGCTTAAAACCAAATTGGAAGGTTTTAGTGCAGAAAAAACCAGTCAAACATTATCTCAAAAACTATCAGCGATTCTGACCGAAAAGAAAGTTCCTGAAAGTTTTTCAAAAGTTGCTTTGATTGGCCGTACATTCAAAGATGAAGCGGAGGTAACAGCTTTGGCCGATTCTATTTCTGCTCAGTTTGACGTGTTCAAACAAGATTCAACAAACACAGGATTCAGTTATACCGAACCACCTGCACCCGGACATCAACCAAAAAAAGACTCAGACGAAATCGCAAACATGATTGACAAAGGAACAAAAGAAATTGTCGAATCTCAAAAACAAAATTAATTATGCCTGCTGGAATAAAGTATGATTTGGCGGTCGTTGGCGCAACTCCTGAAGCTTGCAACATAGCAACGATTTACCGATTGACAGGTGGATTTAACCTTGAAGACGATAAACTCGTTACGGGTTCTTATTTGCCTCCGCTCGCGCCACTGGCCATTGACTTTGCTACTCGTAAAGCCAAAGCCGTGAAAAACGTAAAGGTAGTTGAAGCCGCTGACGCTAACGCAACAGCTATCAAAATAAAAAAAGATTCCCTTGTATATGTCAACATGTATATTGGAAACGGAACTAAGGCCGCACAGGTGACCGCAATCAACAAAACAAATGATTCCTACGACACATTGACTGTTTCACTCGGTGCTGCTGTTGCTGTTGGAGATATTCTGTTTGAAGTAGCAGGTGCTGCTACAGGTGCTGTTAAGGGTGTTTACACTCTTACTATTGGCACTAATCCTACAGCTGCCGATAAACTTACTATCAACGGAATTGATTACACATTCGCTGCTGCTGCTGCCGAAAATGTGATTGCAGTTGGTGCTACAGCTACAGCTACAGCTTCCAACCTACAGGACGTTGTAGAGGCCGACAATCAGGATTTTGTTGTTAAAGCAAACGGTGCAAAACTTGTTTTCACTCAGAAAGTTGCAGGTACAGGAGTAATTCCCACGGTTGCCGTAACTCAAACAAGTGGTGGAACTATTGCAGCTACAGTTGCTCAAACAACAGCCGGTACGGCCGGAAACGTTGCCAATACTCCGTTGAATGTTGCTAATTTCCTCAATTACGCTCGCGTAAAAGTTGAAACAGGTGCTACAGTTACCGCTATCGGTCAGGTTTTTGAAATTATTGAATCGAAACTTCAAGTTCCCGTTTCGTCGAAAGACAAAACAACTCTCGGGGCTCGTTTCATGTTTGTTTAACCCTTTAAAATTGTAAAAAATGATACTTACATTAGACAAAATCTTTAATGATAACGTCGTATTGAAAGCCATAATTGACAGGGTTACTCAAACCGAGACTGACCGTATTTACTGGCAACGTTATCTCGACTTCGAATTCACTTCGAGCCGATTTTTCAAAACCTACTTTGGCTCTGTAACAGGAGTTACAATGGGTTCTATCATTGACAAAAACTCAGGGAAACCAATCCGTGAACGTAAGAACTTAGGTTCTGGAATCGGAGAAGTTGCTGCGCTGGGAAATAAGTTCCAACTGGACAATGACCGTTTGGATACTGTTCGTGAGCTTATCAACAAATTCAACGCTGCCGGACAGGGTCAACCTGCCGTTATGACTGAAATCATCAACTTCTTAGCTGATGACATCCGTCAATGCACATTAGCTCCACACAAACGTATGGACTACATCGTTGGTCAGCTTCGGTCTACAGGTAAAGCAAGCGTTAAACTTGCTGATAATCCTCAGGGTATTGAATTGATTGACCTCGAACTTCCTGTTGTAACCAAAACTCCGGCTTCGACTGATAAAGCAAATCTGATTTCTTATTTGCAAAAAGCAGTTCAGGAACTGCGCCCTACTTTGGGTACATTCGGAATCATGGAGATGACCCGTACAACCTTCAACAATCGCATTGCTAAATCAAGTGAATTTTCCAACGCCTACAAAATGATTTTAGGTAACTCTGAAATCGCTGTATCAGGCGGTGTAATCACTGATTCAATGGCAAATCAGTTGTTGACAGGTATAGGACTTCCCGCAATCCGCATCGTAGAAGAATATGTGGTCAACGAGCAAAACTCAACAGTTAGTTGCTTCGCCGACGACCGTATTTCTCTTTTGCGCCAGGATAAAATTGGTAAGATGATGTGGCACACTCCATACGAAATAACTGACCCAGTTCCCAATAAGGTTTACACCGGATTGCAGGGAGGTCACTTCATTTCAACTCAAAGAACTGACGAAGGTCGTTTCACTGAGTATATGGCTGAATGGATGCCGAATATCTCTGAGCCTAACAAAATTGTTATTTTCGATTTGGATAATCTCGATTAATGACAATCAGGGAATACATATCACAAAAGTACGCTTCACTCGGACTTATTCTGAGTGAAGCCGACCTTTTGGATATGGACTTAATGTCTCCGGATGACGAAGTTACAGCCAACAACAGGGAGGATATTCATAAATCATTCGTGAATCATATTCCGGAATTGTTGATTAAACCTCAAAGTATTTCAGAAGGTGGAGTTTCTATTTCAAGAGCGCAAAAACAAGATATTGAAGCATACTACAAATCCGAATGTAAAAAACTTGGATTATACGATACCCTAACTCCAAAAGTAAGGTTTTTATGATTGTTCCAAATGGATATATTCGCGTAAGTCAAAGGTCAGGCGGTGGATTTTCAGAAAATGGAAATCCTATACCTGTTACTGAAACTTGGGGAGAAAAAATATCATGCAGAATTCAGACTAACAATTACGATAAAAGAGGTAAGTATCAGGATGGAAAATTCGTTCAATGCTCATATCTTATTTTCGTTCAAAAAAAACTCTCCACGGACAAAATAAAGCTCTCGACGGATAATACAGAAACCGAATTCACGGTGCAAAGCATTGAGTACTTATCTCTTGTTGGTCAAACTAAAATAACCGTATGAAAAGACCGGATAATGAGTTTAAACGATTACTCAGTTCCGACATTATAGCACTTGAAAACAAACTAATACTCGCATTAAAAAAGATTTGCGAATTATGTGTTAGCGAAGCTAAAGAAAACGGAAATTATAGAAACTTCACAGGAGAACTTAGACGATCCGTTGGATATGTCATAGCAAAAAACGGTTCTATATTATACATGAGCGAAATGAACTCACAGGGTAAATCCCTTGCAATTTCATTAGCGAATAAATCAACCGGAATACAAGCCTTTGTTTTGGCTGGAATGCAATATGCCGAATTAGTTGAGGCGAGAGGTAAAAATGTAATCACATCAGCCGAATTACTTGCAGAAGTTATCGTTCCAAAAATTATGAATCAGTTAGGTTTTAGATTGAAATGAAATTAACAGCCGGACAAATAGAATCAAAGGTTTATGAAATACTTTCAAGTAGTTTGCTAAAAACAACTATCGGAGGTAAAATCTATAAAGAAGGTACAAGACCTTTAGATTCAAAAAATGAAGATATTGTTATTTCGTTCGTATCCGGGCAAGATAACCAAATTCAAACCGGCATTGTAATAGTGAATGCTTATGTTCCTGACATTGACAATGGAGCGAACAAAGGTGTAAGAATCAAAAACGTTGGACGTTGCGAAGAGTTAGAAGAAGCTCTAAACACATTCTCCGAATCTATTTCAATATATGAAGATTTCAACTTCAAGACCGACAAAACTATTCAGACATATAAGGAAGACAACATTCAGCAACATTTCATAAAT